GCTCAGATAACGGCCGTCGTGGCCATTAACTTTAATGTTATGGAGATATAATATGACTAAGACAGTAAAATCTAATGTAGCTGTTAAGACTCAGAACGAAAAGATTCTTACTTTCCTTCGTTCAGGTCAAACTCTTACAGAAGCACAAGCAGTTTCTATGTTTGGTGTTAAGCGTGTTAGCGCTCGTATTGCAGAGCTTCGTGCTGAAGGTTATCCTGTTTATTCGAACGTGAACAAGTCTGGTAAGACTGCCTATCGTCTAGGTCGCCCTAGCCGAGCAATGATTGCAGCGGCTTACGCAGCAGCCGGTTCTTCAGTATTTAGCTAAGAACCATTTTGTTATGAGGTGAATCGGTTCTACCTTGCATAATATAAGCTAAAAGACCGGGTCCTGGGTATGACATCTATTAAACTGCCCACTTTATTGTATTCGGAGACTTCAATGGCAAATCACGTAGATAATTTTCTTAAAGTTTCAGGCAATCACGCTTGTCTGGTGGAATTTGAACGCATCTTTTCTGAACTAGAAAATATTGAAAACGCACATTTCCTACCTGAATGGGATGGTGAAGATTATCCTTCAAGGGATTGGATGCACGATTACGTAGGTCCTAAATGGGCGTATGTAGAATATCTTCCTGAAGATGAAGAAGGAATTGTTAATATCACTAGTGCTTGGTGTAGCATATTTCCGTTTACAAAAAATTTAGCTCGACATCTTATGGACTTTGACCCGAGGGTTCGCATTGAGCTTACATATATAGATGAGTTTGTGAACTTTGCAGGTGCCGCTGTTTGGGCAAACAACGATTGGGACGTTGAGGAAGAAGATCATAACTATTTTGAAAAGGAATGGTTAGAATCCGGCGGTCTACCGTTTGATGATGAGGAATATGATTCTTGGGAATATCGTGATATGGTCAATGATAAGATTGCCCATTGGGGTAATGAAATGGCCTGTTGGATGGAGAATATGAATGGATAGAACGGATAAATTGTTTGATAGAGTTGGTTTCACTTGCTCCACCTTTGATCTTTTGCACGCTGGGCATATTACAATGCTCAAAGAAGCAAGAAACCAGTGTGACTGGTTGATTTGTGGACTACAAACAGACCCTACTATTGATAGGCCAAACAGCAAAAACAAACCTATTCAGTCTCTTGTAGAACGCTACATTCAGCTTGAGGCTGTGAAGTATGTAGATGAAATTGTTGTGTATCAGACTGAAAAGGATCTTGAGGACTTACTGCTTACACTTGATATAGATATTCGCATTGTGGGTGAGGAGTACAGAAATGTAAACTTCACCGGCAAAGACATTTGTTCTAGACGTGATATTGAAATTTATTATAATAAAAGAGAACATAGCTTCTCTACTACTGAACTACGGGAGAGAATTTATGCCGTGGGAACAAAAAGTATTAAAGCTGTTTCTTGAAAACTGGGAATTTAATATGAGTGAAAGAGATGTGAAGCGTAAAATCGCTAAGATAGTTATTGCAAGTCGTAAAGCGCTTGATCCTAGTTTTAGAACATATTGGAAAGCTACTGCTACTAAGATGGCGACTAAATATAATGTGAACTTATCAGAAATCGAAAAGTGTCCGGAGTATTATAATGAAATTAAAACTAGTCGCATCCACTAAGATTTTCAAAAACATTGGTAGTATGGATATACCTATGTGGAGATGTGTTGATGGTAATGAATATATAGTAGGTTATTATGACAAAGAGCCTTCTTGGAAAGATGTGGGGGAGAATATAAATAAATTCACCCATTATTTAGAGGGCAAATTGACAGTAGATGTTAAAGAAATATACAGCGGCTTTGAGTTGTATATAGAAAAGAATTTAACTCACTGTGAGCATTTTCAGTTGGAAAGCACTGGTTGTATAGATTTCCCAGCTGAAGACCTTACTCTTATAGATGTTACCGAGCAAATGGATGGAATCAAAGGATTATAGATTTACAGTTGGCTATACCTACTACAACGAACCAGAGCTTCTCAAAAATCAACTAGAATTTTGGTTGAGATATCCTCACGAAGTCGAAATTATACTTGTTGATGATGGTTCACAGAAATATCCTGCATATGATATCTTAAAAGATCTAGACATACCCAACTTTCAATTGTGGCAAGTAGACGAAGATTTAGGGTTCAATAGTCACGGTTGCAGAAACCTAATAACAAAATTAGCCTCTACAGATTATATCTTGTTTATGGATATAGATTGTTTAATGTCACCTGACAATATGGGCTTTCTGAAAAAAATAAAGTTTAAAGAAAACAATCTATATCGTTTTGCTATGATGAATGGCGTTACTAAAAAATATTTTAGTTGGCCTGGCCATCATAATGTTTTCCTCGTCAATAAAGAAACGTTTTGGGCGGCGGGAGGTTATGATGAATCTTTTACTGGTTATCATAAGGGTGATCGTGAGTTTCACCGAAGACTTGAGGCGATAACTAAACAATCAAAAGTTTCTGATAGTGTTGGTATCACTGTAGTAAGAGGCGGAAGAAAATCAGTAATTGATGAAGAAGTAGACAAAGCAACTTATGATGATGAAGAAATGTTGATTAGAATACCACACCCTTCACCCAAAGAAGTTGATTTAGTTGGAAAGGTTAAGACTAAAATAAATTTCCCCTATACTCGTTTATTATAAATACTATTATGCTAACTTTACGCAATTTTCTTACAGAAGAAAACAAAGAAGATAAACTCAAGCACCTTGAGCATTTAGAAGACCATACTATAAATGCCGGAGCTGAGGGGTTTGCCCACGCATATCATACGTTGAATGGTGTACACGATAAGCTAAGAGGTATTGATAATGAAACTAAAATTACAACAAAATATGATGGATCCCCTTCAATAGTTTTTGGCACACATCCTGAGACTAAAAAGTTTTTTGTGGGATCTAAATCAGTATTCAACAAGAACCCAAAAATAAATTACACACCCGAAGATATAGAAAAAAATCACGGTCACGCCCCGGGTCTAGTAAGTAAACTAAAAACAGCTTTAGAACACCTACCTAAAATACACGATGGTAAGGGTGTCTATCAAGCAGATATTATGCACACACCTGACACTGTTAGACACGAAGGTCATAGGGTTTCACATAAAACACAATTAATTACTTATCATCACGAACCCAATTCTGAACACGCAAAGAAAGCAGTGAACTCAAAAATAGGTGTGGCAATTCATACTGCATATGAAGGTACTAAATTTTCAGATATGAAAGTCAAACAGGGACACATACCTGAACTTCAAGAACACGAAGATGTACATCAATTTCCCATACATCACGAGGCTCAGCACGTGCCTTATACAAAGGCGATGCAGGACGAATACAACTCTCATATAAAAAAGGCTATGGATTCCTATAGAAAGGCACCCAAAGGTGCTTTTGAACACGCACAAGCTCACCAAGAAAGGCTTAAGGTACACATCAATAGATCAGTTATGAATGGTACTTCTCCATCAGCAGAGGGTTATAAGAAACACATTACAGATCATCACGCAAAAGAAGCGACAAAAAGAAAAACAGAAGCCGGTCAAAGAGTACAAATTGAAAAAGGTAAGCGTATGTCTGCAAGTGTTAATGATGAACACATAAATGCAGCATTAGAGGTACACAAACACTTACAAAATGCAAAAAATGTTTTGACAAATGCTATGAATCAACACCAAAGCATAGGGCACGAAATTGATGGTTCACCAACAAACCCTGAAGGATATGTTGTATATCATAACAATAGACCATCTAAGTTTGTTCTGAGACACGAATTTAGTGCGATGAACTTAAAGTCCAGTGAAGGGGGTAAAAAGTTTGGCTGATAAACATATGGTATTTACGTTTGGTAGGATGAATCCGCCTACTGCTGGGCATAGCAAACTTATAGATGCGGTACACAATCACGCAAAAAAGATTGATGCAGATCATCGTGTTATTGTTAGTCACTCACAGGACAAAAATAAAAATCCTTTACAACCACACCATAAAATAGATTACTTGAATCATATTCATCCTACTACAAATATTCAGGCATCCTCGAAAGAACATCCTCACTTTCTTGCACACTTAAAAAAGATACATCAAGAAGGTTATAAACACGTTACAATGGTTGTTGGTTCTGATAGAGTCGATCAGTTTAAAGAACTTATACATAAGTATAATGGTCCTGATGGTGAATATCATTTTGATAAAATACACATTAAGTCAGCGGGTGCAAGAGATCCAGATGCTGAGGGCGTAGAAGGTATCAGTGGTACTAAGATGAGGGCCCACGCAGGCAATAATGACTTAGAGAGTTTTAAAGCAGGGTTGCATCCAGACCATTCACACGAACAGGCTAAAAAATTATTTGGTGCTGTACGAAAAGGTATGGGACTACAAGAAGAAGAAAAGCGATTATCATTTGGAGCATTTTTGAATGAACAGAGAAGCGGTATACGAACAACTAAAGATTGATGAGGGAGTTAAATATGACATCTACCTCGATCACCTCGGACTACCAACATTTGGCGTCGGT